CGAATGTAAAAACTGACTAAGCATGTAGTGCCGACGGTGTAGTAATTTCGGACGCGGGTTCAACTCCCGCCAGCTCCACCAAAATTCTTCAAAGATGGTTCCAGTGCCATCCGCAGAAGTCCTAAGAGCCCGCACGGCACAAGCCCTGTGGGCTTTTTTGTGTCTGTAACCGTCCGAAGTGATCCAACCAAATCCGGTGATTATTGGTATACGTATTGGTATACGGTAAGATGTATCCTAAAAACGTATACCAATTAACGCAGGAATGCCCCATATGGCAAGGACAACCCGCCCTTTAACCAACACTGAAGTACTTCGCGCAAAAGCCATCTATAAAGATTTAACGCTACATGATGGCGATGGGCTTTTTATGGTGGTAAAGACTACCGGCAAGAAACTTTGGCGTTTTCGGTACCAGCGGCCAGCAACAAGGCAGCGTACTATGCTGGGCCTCGGTGCCTTCCCTGCCCTATCGTTAGCCGATGCCAGACGCCTACGCGCTGATTATCTCTCCTTACTCGCTAATGGAATTGACCCACAGACGCAAGCCGAACAGCTCACAGAACAGAAGCAGAACGCTTTAGAAAGCATCTTCTCAACTGTGGCCACTAACTGGTTTACCTTGAAGCAAGCTAGCGTCACCCCGGATTACGCGAAGGATATCTGGCGTTCCCTTGAGAAAGATGTTTTCCCTGCCATTGGCGAGATTCCAGTGCAGGAAATCAAAGCCCGTAAGCTTGTAGAAGCACTTGAGCCGATTAAAGCCCGTGGTGCTCTTGAAACAGTACGCCGCTTGGTACAGCGTATTAACGAAATTATGATTTATGCTGTAAATACGGGTTTGATTGATGCAAATCCTGCTTCTGGGATCGGGATGGCGTTTGAAAAGCCTAAAAAACTGAATATGCCCACTCTTCGCCCGGAAGAATTACCGAAGCTCATGCATTCGCTGGTGATGTCGAATTTATCTGTTGCGACTCGTTGCCTGATTGAATGGCAACTCTTGACTCTCGTGCGCCCTTCAGAGGCTTCTGGTACTCGATGGGCAGAGATCGATCTTGAGTCAAAGCTTTGGACGATTCCTGCCGAGAGGATGAAGGCTAAACGTGAACACATTGTTCCTCTATCATCTCAGGCAATCGAGATTTTGGAGGTGATGAAGCCAATCAGTGCTCATCGTGAACATGTTTTTCCTAGCAGAAATGATCCTAAGCAAGCTATGAACAGTCAGACTGCTAACGCAGCTTTAAAACGTATTGGTTATGGAGGAAGGCTAGTTGCTCACGGCTTACGTTCTATAGCTAGCACAGCCCTGAATGAGAGTGGCTTTAATGCAGATGTAATTGAGGCAGCATTAGCACATTCAGATAAGAATGAAGTAAGACGCGCTTATAATCGCTCTACTTATTTAGAAAAAAGGCGAGAATTAATGAATTGGTGGGGCGTTGCTGTTTATAAACCTGATGATTAAAATTTTATCTCAGGCGCAATTATTTCTTAGTGTAATGTGAATTAAAAGACTTATGATCTGCTGAGATTCTTACGATTATTAAATTTAAACAAATAATAACTTTTAATTTAATAAATAAATTAGTAGATTTTTTATAAAGTTATGCTGGCTAATGCCGATAACACCTAGAATCAAGAGGGTCGGAATATCATGAAATTAGAACCTCGAAAGCTTTACGATTATTTTTTACTTAGTATTCCCGTCTAAAGAACAGTATCATGTTAAAAGTTAAATTAATTTCTATCAAATATTTTACGTTTGTTATCTCTTCATGGATTTGAAAGGAACAGTTATGGCTAAAGAAGATGAGGCTGCAGATTTTTCTGTAAAGGCTATAGAAGCGGCAGAAAGAGTTTTTAATATGTTATGGAACAGCGGTGTTGAGCAAGACTTATGGCATTGGATTATTTTTTTAGTCACCGCTTTTATTGTTTCATCATTAGTCTTAATTTTATTGATTAAGTCTTTTGGCGGATTGGTTGAAAACTTAGCAAAGTTTATTGAATCCTATAAATCAAGCGGCCTACCATTATGGCAAAACAAATCAAATAAAAATTCAATAAAAAAGAGGAAGCAGTTTTGTGCAGTCCTTGAAGCTGACTTATCTTATTTGGCAAAAGCTGAAAACTGGAACGACCAGTATTTTACGGATCTTGAGGCTGAAGTAGAAACTGAAGGAGGTTACTATGCCTCCGCTTTAGATAAATTACGTAAGAAAAAGTCTTTTGGATTACGTAAAGAAAGATCTCTCATTCAAGCTATAACTAAAAGTACTGAACGCGCCATGCAACTTGTGGGTGAACCAGGCTCTGGTAAAAGTGTGGCATTAAGACATTTAGCAAAGCAACTTGCTGAGCGAGGCAGGAAATCCAATGATGAAAATGCTGTTGTTCCGCTCTATATAAATTTACGTGAAATTGAATTGGCTAACAAAGAAGATGTGAATGCTGATAGTATTCGCGAGTTCATACTTGATAATATACGACGCGGGGATGCTGATACTTCAGCTTTTGTGAGAGATAACTGGCAAGATTACTGCTCAAGAGGTACATGGCTATTTTTATTTGATTCATTTGATGAAATACCAGCCGTACTCCATGCAGAAACAGGAAGTGATGTTATAAAAAAATACTCACAAGCTCTAAGACATTTTTTAGAAGGGATGGGAGAGTGTAAAGGTATCTTAGCCTCGCGCGAATTCAAGGGTCCAGAAGCTTTACCGTGGAAAAAACTGCGCATTTTGCCATTGAGTGGTGAAAAGCAAGATGAGCTCATTCGTAATTCTTTTCTTTATGAAGAAAACCTGAGCATGGTACGTCAACATCTTGCAAACTCACATAGTAGTATAGGTTCAACACCGCTTTTTCTAACGTTATTGTGTCGTTATGTAAGGGATGAATGTAAACCCCCTAACAATGATCATGATATACTTTTTCAACATATTGACAGGTTATCAAGTAGAGAACCTGAATACCTGCTTCGTAAATATAATCTAAGCCCTAGGGAGCTTGTTTTAGGAGCTGAGCGTCTAGCTAGGCTGTTTGCAGAAGACGATGATCTAAGTTTAGCCCCATCATTAGACCAAATAAGGTTTAAACTTCCAGTTGCTGAAATACCAGGAGGTTCTCTCGAGAATTTAATATCTGCACTGGTTGACTCTAAAATTGGGCGAGCGGATGTGCCAAATGCAGCAATCGGAGATCGACGCTTTGCCTTTGCTCATCGTCGTTATCAAGAAGCATTATTTGTTCGATATCTGACCACACATCCAGAAGCAATCTCGCCATTAAAACTTCTCACTGAAAATCGCTGGAGAGAATATACAGTAACACTTTTACAAACACGCGAATATGAGGAATTTAGCGATCTATTAAGCCATGCAAGTTTTATTCTTAGCGAATGTGCTAATCAAAATAGATTTAACCTGTGTGGAACTTCTCCTTTACCGACAAGTTTAGGCTATTATGATTGGTCAAATGAGAAGGCTATACAATTGCTTAGTTTACTACAAGAAGGGCTAACGCATAGATTACAAGATGTACCTTACTCGCTAAATTCGGCAGTTTCAAATTTCTTAAAGCCTCGGTGGGAAAAGGGGGACTCTTTTGATCGCAACGAAGTATTGCGCTTAGGCGGCCTTCTTCCTCACGATACTCTAGTTAAATATCTCGTTGAGGCATTCAATAACGGTACTAAGTCTGAGCGACTACATGCATTTAGACAGACAGCTTTTACACAAAAACTTCCGGAAAATGCTAAAAGTGTAGTTTTAAGTATGCTTTCAGATCAAATAATTGTGGCTAAAGATAGAGCAGAACTTTTATCTATTGAAGCATTAGCCGCCAGGCTTCCAAATGATATGGGCGCCAATGTCGTTGTCAACAGAAGTATCAAACTGAGGCGCAATTTTGGATTTTTAAGGAAAGTTGTACCCAACTTTCTGCTAATCGATCATCCGTCCATTTTAATCTTGATGCTAGGTTCTATATTTGACACGCCAAGCTTTAGACCTAAAAATTTACTTAGGCATATAAAGGATAATTACCAAAACGCAAAACCAGAATCTGACTTAAGTTTCATTTCTTTCTTGATAGTATTTAGTTGGATAATTTTTACAACAAATTTAATCAAACATCCATCGAACATTATTTTTGCTTTGTTTGTCATGGAGTCAATTTTGATAATTTTTCTTATTCATTCATTTTTACCTTTCATGTTCCGTCACTATGGAAAAAAGGTTAGAACTGTTGATGTAATAGCATGGCTTATATCTTTTTTAAAAAGCAAGAGATTTATCAAAAGTTCTATTTTATTTTTCTTAGCAATGGGTTTATTCCTTTTAACGAATTACATCTTAGGTTATGCAGTCATATGGTTAGTGACTGAATACTTTCCTACTTATCTCGAAAAATTAAACGCATCAACATCAAATATATACGTTTTAACTGGAACCATAACCACACTTACAATTTTATATGCTTTTTTGCTTGTCAAAATTTCACTTTATTCAAAAAGGAAAAGATCCTCAAACAAGTCTTCTTTGGAAAAGTTGAATAATGCTAAACAAAAATGGACCTCAGATATATCTGTGGTTTACTCGGCTGCTCACTATGATGAGTTATTATATTGGCTTGAAAATGATGATAAATTATTGTGCGACACTCATTCAATTCGTGTTTTTTCATCATACATTCAGAGCATAATGCGTGCTGATACGTCGGAATTTGAAGCTGATGTCAATTTAAACCCTAAATGCCTAAGCAATAAAAAAACAACTCAAAAACCTGAAGTTAATAAAAAAAATAACCATTACAGAGCGATACGGCAAAAATTAGAAGACAGATTAACTAACGTCATTTAAAAAGATTAAAAGGTCTCTGCCTACTAATAAAAAAAAGCAGAGACCTTTTATAGTTATAAAAACCCTCAAAAATAATCGTTAAGTATTTTTAAAACTTAAATACTGGTCTTAATACTTAGTTACTTATTGAGTATCTTTAGCAATTTCAATAAGTATCAACTTAAAAGCTTTATAAGAATCTATTTGAGCGCGCGCTCGTAGCCCCGCCACGCCTGCCCGCTTTATGCAGCAGTTTTCATGCACCTGCATGATTAGCTTTGCGCCGCGCCGCTGCTGGCCTTTCCCGCCGTTCCGGGGTGCCGGAGACTCATGCGTTTTCATGCAGCATAGACATGCACTCACGCAGCGGACGTAAAAAAGCCCGGCACGGGCCGGGCTTCGGTGAGTTTCTGTGTCTGCGGCTCAGAAAAGTTTACGCTTGCTGCGATCGGTTCTGGCTCCCCGAAAAGGATGAGCACCGCTCACGCTCAGCACGTCATCCCGGAACATCAGCGGCTGGTTTACACCCGTCCACTGCCTGATAAGGCTCATAACATATCTGCGGTACAGCGTGTCGGCATCGTTCGCACCTTCGATAACCCCCGGTGCATGCGTTGAGCCATTCCGTTCAAACTGACTGTACTTCATCCTGAGCAGGCTGCTCAGCTCTGCGCCATGAATGATAAAGAAGTCATCAATAAGCGTATCAATGCGCTCATCCGTGATGCCCTCATGACAGAACACATAAGCATTAGCTTTGCGCCCCGTCACGTCTGCCAGCACCGGCAGCTGCTTTTCCTTTTCGGCAATAAGCCCGGCAAGGTCAGATGCCGTTTCCTGCTGCTCAAGATACTCCGCACGCAGCGTCTTCATCTCCGGCGTGACGTTGCCGCCATTCTGTCCCAGCAGTTCACGGAAGCGTGCCCGGTTGTCCCGGCTTGCCTGCTCCATCTCGGCCTTACGCTGGCGCAGCCCGCTGAGATTTTCAGTAGCGGCGTTTTCGGTCTGTCTTGCCTCCAGCCAGGCCAGCATCTTTGTATTGAGGTCTTCAATACGCAACCGCCACTCAGAGGACAGCCCCTTTAGCAGCTCGGTGGTGTGGCTGATAACGTCGGCCTCGGGTAACCGGAGGAGCCATCCGGCTTCCTTAAGTGGGCGCTGTGCTCTGGCCTGCGCCGTACCGATACGGTTACCGGCGGCCTGAATCTGTTCGTCGGTCATCTGTTGCTGTGTCATGCTGTTTTTCCTCTCTGTCAGGGCTGTGCGTGGCGGTCTTTGCGGGCGCTTGCTGAACCATAGCGGCCCAGCGTCTGCGGCTGGCGAACCGGTACGTCATTCTGCGGTTCCGGCTCTGCCGCTGCGGGCTGGTGCGGCTTCATGATGATTTTCTCGACGCTCTCCAGCGCGGTGAAGGTGCAGGAGCAGTCGAGGTTCTGGCACTGGTACCAGGTACGCTTTACGGAGGGCGCTTCATAAGCGCTGGTGCGGGTGTAGGCTACCTGACCACATTCGGGACATTTAAGTGCCATCTCGTTTCCTGTCGGCTGATTTCAGTAAGTCAATTGTGCCGGGTCTGGCACAGCGGCTTCTACCGGAGGGCGTTGTATGACGGACCAGACAAAAGCATTACTTCTGGCGAGCCAGGAAAAGGTCTCACTGAAGCCTGTTATCAGATTTCAGTTTTATATAAATCCTTCACTATTCTTCACCAGAGAGAAAAAAATAGTAAATACAGTAAATTAAGAGGTGAAGAGTGAAAAAGTAATCCTTCACCCTCTGTTCACCATTGTTCATCGCCGGGATTCCGGTTTTATTCGCCCTTTAGAATGAGTAGTTTTTAAAATCCGACTGAAGCAAACTTAAAGTTATTGGATAAAACCTTACTATCCCTCTTTAGTACTATTTAGTACTGTTCTGGTACACCCATGCTTTATGTGGTTTTTGTGCGACCGGTGAGACAGATTTCTGTTGTTGTCACTGGCAAAAATAGTCGCAAAATAAAGAGCTACCCGATGCCGTACACACCTGTGCGGCGCTTCACGGACACCTTAGAGGTAGCTCATGCACACGACTTTAAACGCTCATTCATCCGCCCCGGCGGCCCCTGCCATGCCAGTATCATTCCCGGTCCAGGAACGCTTTATGCGCCTGCCGGAAGTGATCCACGTCTCCGGCCTGTCCCGCTCGACCATTTACGACCTCATCAGCCGCAGTGCTTTTCCGGCGCAGGTGTCGCTTGGCGGCAAGAACGTCGCGTGGCTTGCCAGTGAAATCAGCGCCTGGATGAATGCACGCATCGCCGCACGCGGTCGGGAACGTGCAGCATGATCTTCACCAACTCTTGAGATTTTCCGTCATGCTGCATTTTCCTTTGTTCCCCGGCTTGCACGCTGGGGCCATTCCCTGGTACAGTCTTTCTGCTGTCGCAAAATCGGCAGCCGGGATTGGCGTCCTGAATTTCTCAATGGCGACACCAGACGCCCAATGCGTCTTTTTTTGTGTCCATGCCTTAGTGCAACCATTTTTCGGGCTGCGGTTTTATTGCCGTAGTGCCGTCTGTGTAATGGTGGCCCGGGCGGGGGCTTCTCACGAAGCGCCGGTATCCATTGAGGCCGGTTACGCCAACCCCGTCCGGGCTACCACCAGTGAAATTGGCGTTTCCGGTGGTGGCGATAACCGCTACTCAATGGAGACTGCCATCATGGCTACAGTCCTTAATTCCCCATACCCTCAGTTTGTTTTCGTCTTTGCCGCCGTGCGCCGTACCGAGCGCCAGCACCGTATCCACATGCTCCGCACCGTTGCCGCTGACGAACGCGCCGCCCGCCTGACGCTAGCCCGCGATTACGTACTCTCCCTTGCCGCCCGCATGCCGGTCCGGGAGGTGCGCGTATGACCCACGCCACCATTTCCCACGCCGACCTGTTACGCCTTGAGCACCTTCGCAACGCCGGGCGCTTTATCAGCGACATGACCCTGCTTCAGGAGTGCCACGAACAGCCACCGGCAACACAGCAGGCGCAGCTGAACTCGCTGATTTTCCTCATCACCGAGCAGCTAGACGGGGTAGTGAACCGATGTCAGGACGGCTGGATGAACGGGGAGGTCGAGTGATGAGCACACGAACCTTTTCAACTGAGCTGAGGTCCGCGCTGTCGCGTCGCGCGGTGGCCTGCGCCTGGCTGACCGTCTGTCGCGAACAGAAGCGCTACCCCGGCCTGACGCTGGCGCGCCTTGAACACGCTATCGAAACCGAGCTGGAAGGCTTCTATCTGCGCCAGCACGGACGTCTGCGCGGTCAGGAAATTGCCTGCGCGCTGCTCGACGACCTGCTGGCCGCCGGGCCGCTGAAGTCGGCCCCGCGCCTGAGCTTTCTGGGACAGGTGGTGATGGATGAACTCTGCGGGCGTCTGAAAGACGCGCCGGTGCTGCATTAGGGGAGAAAAGAATAATGAAAATGACTGTATCAGACGCGGCAAAGGCCGCGCGGGGCCAGTGGCCCCGCATCCTGCCCGCGCTGGGCGTGAAGGTGGTAAAGAACCGCCATACTTCCTGCCCGGTATGCGGCGGAACCGACCGCTTCCGCTTTGACGACCAGGAGGGACGCGGCACGTGGATTTGTAATCAGTGCGGTGCCGGTGACGGCATGGACCTGGTGAAAAAGGCACTCTCACTGAGCCTGACCGAAGCTGCCGCGCGGGTAAACGGCCTGACCGGCAGCCTGCCGCCGGTGGACAGCATGCCTGCCGCCAGCGCGGGCGAAGATAACGAATCTGCCCGTGCCGCCGCCGTGAAGCAGGCACAGCAGCTGATCAGCAGCGCGCAGCATGCAACCGGCAACGCCTACCTGTCCCGCAAAGGCTGGCCGCAGCAGTCCTGCCTGACACTGGCGAAGCCGCAGAAAGTCGCGCTCACTGCCTATCGTGCCGGTGACTTGCTCGTCCCCCTGCACGATACGGGCGGCCAGCTGGTGAACGTGCAGCTGATTAACGTTGCGGGTGAGAAGCGCACGCTGAAGGGCGGCCAGGTAAAAGGCGCGTGCCATATTCTCAGCACCGGCAAACCGGCAGCGCGCATCTGGCTGACGGAGGGCTACGCCACCGGCCTGACGGTGCACAACCTGACCGGGGATGAGGTGTGGATTGCCATGTCGTCCGTTAACCTCCTTTCTCTGGCTGGCCTTGCCCGTGAAAAGCACGCCGCACTGCCGCTGCTGATTGCCGCCGACCGCGACCTGAACGGCGACGGCCAGGCGAAGGCAAAGCAGGCAGCAGAAGCCAGCCGCGCAGCCGTGGCCCTGCCGCCGGTGTTCGGCGACTGGAATGACGCCTTCATGCAGCACGGTGAGGAAAGCACCCGGCGGGCGCTGGCCGAAGCCGCCATGCCGCCCGCCGCCAGTCCGTTCGACGTGATGAGCGAAGCGGAATTTTCAGCCATGAGCGCCAGCGAAAAGGCGGAGCGTGTGGCGGAGCACTACCGCAGCGCGCTGGCCGTTGACGCCAGCGGGGAAATTCTGTCCCGCTACCGTTCCGGCGCGTGGAAGGTGATTTCCGGGAAGCAGTTCGAGCGCGACGTGGCGAAGCTGTTTCAGCGCCTGCGCGCGCCGTTCTCAGCGGGCAAGATTTCGGGCGTGGTGGACACGCTGAAGCTGATGCTGCCGCAGCAGGCCGACCCGGCACGCCGCCTGATTGGCTTTCGTAACGGCGTACTGGACACCCGCACCGGCGGCTTCAGCCCGCACAGTAAAGACTTCTGGCTGCGCACGGTCAGCGAGGTGGATTACACGAAGCCCGTTCAGGGCGAAACGCTGGCAGACCACGCGCCGCACTTCTGGCAGTGGCTCGACCGCGCCGCCGGACGGGACCCGGCCAAGCGTGACATCGTTCTGGCCGCGCTGTTTATGGTGCTGGCGAACCGCTACGACTGGCAGCTGTTTCTGGAGGTCACCGGTCCTGGTGGCAGTGGTAAAAGCATCATGGCGGAAATCGCCACCATGCTGGCCGGAACGGACAACACCACCTCCGCGACAATTGAAACGCTGGAGTCGTCGCGCGAACGCGCAGCGGTAATTGGCTACTCGCTGATTATTCTGCCCGACCAGGAAAAGTGGAGCGGCGACGGCGCGGGCATCAAGGCCATCACCGGCGGCGATGCGGTCTCAGTGGACCCGAAATACCGCGACGCCTACTCAACGCACATTCCGGCGGTAATTCTTGCGGTGAACAACAACCCGATGCGCTTCACCGACCGCAGCGGGGGCGTGTCGCGCCGCCGGGTGATACTGCACTTCCCGGAAATCATCCCGGCAGACGAGCGCGACCCGCAGCTGAAAGAGAAAATCAGCGGTGAGCTGGCTGTTATCGTGCGCCAGCTGATGCAGCAGTTCAGCCAGCCGCAGCAGGCCCGGTCGCTGCTTCAGTCGCAGCAGAACTCTGACGAGGCGATGCGCATCAAGCGCGATGCGGACCCGATGGTGGACTTCTGCGGCTACCTGTTCACCGCACCGGAGCCGAACGCGCTTTATATGGGTAATGCGAGTATCCGGCCCGCACAGCCTCGTCGCTATCTATATCATGCTTACCTGTGCTACATGGAGGCCAATGGCTATAAAAACCCGCTGAGCATGAAAATGTTTAGTCTGGCGCTTGAGGGAATTCTACGAGAATACGGGTTGAGCTATCTGAAACGGCGAACCAAGTTGGGTATCCAGACCAATCTGGATCTGATGGAAGAGAGCAACACGGACTGGCTGCCAAAGTGTGATGACCAAGCAGCCATCTGAACCATACGGAACCGGCGATCGCCGGTTTTTTTACGCCTATTGTTCACCCATGGTGTAGAGTTCAGACAATACTACACGCATACTTCACAGCATAACATATTGAATATAAAGCCATTAAATGAAAGGTGTAGAATGTGAAGGATTTTTCATAAAATCTTTTTTTAGGGGTTCCTCGCTTCCTTATCACTCGAATGTTTTGAAGTACCTCCTTCCGCGTCATCTAACGCTTCCATGCCGCAGAACAGCAAGCCGCGCGTTTGTCGCCCGTTTTATTCTTTAGGATGTGCTGATTGATGCTCAGGGTATTCTTTACGGATCTACTGACTATGCGTGATCTGGCAGCGATGCTGCTTTTCGGTTTCCGGACGGCTGGGAAATTCTTTTCACTGGCAGTATGAGAACATTTCTTGATAGGCTGAATAAAACAACCACACAGAAGGAGTTAGTGCCATGTATGAAGATTATTCACATCAATCAGTCCCCTCAAAAAAATACAGAGAGTTAATTGGGACTGCTGTTTGCGTTTTTAATTCCAATAATGGATTCATTATCGAGAACATCCTGCGCATTGATAATGATAAAACCTATGACTGGTTTGAACTAATAGACAGAACATCTGGCCGCCTTTTAAATCCAATTAAAGAAACCATTACGAAAGCCTCGAATGATAGCATTGCCAACCTCTTCGAAGAACTTGTCGAAATCCGGAACAGAATAATACATAGTTTCAGAATAACCGCGACTGAAGCTATGTCATCGGACAATGATGACCAAATTTTAGCAACCAAACATAAAAATAGCGGAACACAAGAAATAATCACCGAAGAATATATAATGAATTTTATACGCAAGAATGACGAGCTTTCTTCTATGCTGCATAGTTTCAGAGGCTACTGAAGCCTTCCTCACAATCAGTATGCATGTGCGGCCGTTAGACTCCTGTCAGACGGCCCCATCGCTTTACACCTGCCCCACCTGGACACAACAGTCGTTCTGTCCAATGCATGGCAGTCCGCAAATCACGGATTGAAGTCAGGCCGGTTTAGTGCAATTTTTTCAGATACATTCTCGATAAGTTGCAAACAGCTTTCGAGAAAGGAATCATCAACTTTTATTAGCCCCTCTATTCCAGTTACATCTCCTTCTTCAAAAATTGGATTTGAAGGAGTTCCTACTACGAAAGGAACTGAATGAATTTTACTGACCAAGATTTTATAACTACTCCCTTGCCCATGCTTTAACGCGTTGACTGCAAGATAGCAATTATGAAAATCTTCTTTTAACGCGAATTCACCTGCATTTTCGAGAACTGTTTCTGCCTCTTTAAATCCATTACTGCAATTTAGTCTTCGTTGCAGATGAGCTTCAAAAACTGAAAACATTCCTACTACATGAATCATCCTTTGCAGGTTGAGCGCTTGTAAATTTTTTATTGGTGGGGTAGACCCCGTTTCCGACAGTAGCGCCAATGATTTAGATTCAGCTTCATTTATCATTGACAACGAAAAATGAGTACATCTAAATGCGAGCTCGTAAAATGTGTGCATTGTTTTGGCCTGATCCCCATTGATTGACACAGAATGATGTTAGCAATGTCCGCTTCTCGCTCATAGCGGACTATCCTCAGATCACATTTTCAGTTTTGTAATTGGGCTTTTCGTCACTGAATGCCGTTTTCCTGTTAAGTACGCCTAAACCTCGCGTTCTTTTCCGAACCATGTGCCGTCAAGCGCTTTTCGGGGCTAAAAACATGCGAAACGATAGAGGCAAAGAGCAGCCCTCCACCTATATTAAAAACGTCTCAGTGAAGGCAATTGGTATACGCTTAGGTATACCAATTAAAGTTAGATCCAGAAAAATACATTAAAAGCATAGACTTAAGAATAAAATTCAGACTCCGCCAGCCCACCAAAATTCTTGGTTGATGGTTACCAGAACCATCATCGAAGTCCTAAGAGCCCGCAAGGTGAAAACTTTGCGGGCTTTTTTGTGTCCATAGCAGTCCACTGAGAGTGGCTAGAATCCACGCCAAATGACAGCCTGTTATGGACCCAGCCCCATGGGTCCAAAATCTGAGGGTCCGAACATGCCGAAAGTCGTCACTAAACTCAATGATACTCAAATCAAAAACACTAAGCCTGCCGAGAAGGAAGTGAACCTCCTCAATGGTTACGGCTTGTTTTTGCGTATATCGCCAACCGTGAAAGATGGCAAGAAAAACTGGTACTTCAGATATGCGGTTCCCGTAACTAAGAAACTAACGAAAATG